TCCCCACCAAACGCAGTTATTCTTGAGCCATTTTTGGGTTCAGGTTCAACAGGGATTGCGGCAAAAGAGCTTGGGTTTGTTTCAACATTCATAGGGATAGAAAAAGAAGCAGAATATATGGAAATCGCAAAACAAAGAATTGGTGAATAATTTTACTACTACTATTGACTAACCAAAATAATACTACTATAATTGTAATATAAAGATATAAGATATGAGTTTAAAATTAAGAGTGGCAGAATTACTGATTGAAAATCCCGAATTACGAGAAAAGAAGGCATACATACAATCAGCCGTATGGGGTATGGAATGTAAGAGTTATGGGATTACTTCTTTGGAAGATTTCTTAACGGCTTACGAAGAAGGGATTTTATCCAACGCAGAAAGTGTTAGAAGGGTCGCATGTAAGTTGATGGAAGAATACCCTGAAATGAGGGCAACTGAAGCGACCCAAAAGAAGAATGAAGAAATGAACCAACACATTAGAAACAATAAAGGAGAATTATAAGATGAGCATAGAAGACAACTTTAGAGAAGAAGCATTATTCCACCACCAATTAAAGATGGAATACGAACACCGAATGTGGTGTGAATGGTTGGAACAAAAAGAGCAAGAAGAATTGTATTACCAACTTCAAGCAGAACAACACTTCAACGACTTGGAACAAATGGAGGCAGAACAATCAGCGATGATGGAAGATTATTCATACGGAAAATAAAAACAAAAATAAAACATAAGATTATGGCACAAAAAACAAAAGAAGAACAAATTGTATTTCAAAACCAATCACACTTGGTTCAAAAGTATTTTAACGATTGCGGGATATGTCCTGATTTACTAGACATAGCACTCGCCACAGACATTATGGTTCAATTCGCAATAAGTGGATTTAGCAAAGATTTAAAAGAAAGATTTGATAATTTCCAAAAGTATTGTAATGAAAAATATAAGAATGACCCACAACCATAATATTTAACATTACTCCTGTTTTATGTATAGGGGGGGAAACCCATTATTCATTTATTTTTTTTACAATCCCCCCCTTTTATTTCAATTTACAACAAAACTACTATTTGTATATTTAACATAAACAATACAAATATGATTAAGCAGGAAACTTACGACCAAATGTTTAGAATAGCGAACTTAAATCGCTTCACATCACACGACGCAAGGGAAATGGAAAGGTTAATTCAAACCACATTTAACCCACAATATGCGGTGTGCACCCACTGCCCACAACAAATCAAACACGGGCAAAAACTAATCTTAAACTTCTTGGAACAGGCACAGGTATTAACACCTGAAGAAGAATTGTTATTCCCATCAACACCAGAATTGGAAGTAGATGAAGTGGAAGCAGACAAAGCAGGTTGTTCCAAGTGTAAAAGAAAAGTTAAAACCAAGAAGTAATGATTTGGAGATTATTTAGACCAAGACCAATTTTCGTTTTAACCATACCAACAACATTAACAATAGAAGAACAGGCGATTATTAAAAATACATTAACAGAACAGATGGGAAATGAATACCAAGTTGTTGTATTGATGGATAGTCATAAAACCTATGTGGAAACAAAAATATTGAAATGACCCCAAAACAACAATTATTCTGTGATTACTACTTATCAAATGGGTTAAATGCGACCCAAGCATATAAGGACGCATACAAAATTGGGGATGATAATAAGGCTGCTGTAAGTGGTTCCAGGCTGTTAAGGAATGTTAATGTTATGGAATACCTATCCAAACAACAGGAAAAGACGGCAAAACGACTACAAATCAAAAAGGAAGACCTTATCCAAGACCTTATAGAAATCAAAAACAACAACAAGGAGCAAGCCCCACCATTTGCGATAAAGGCAATAGAAGTTATTAACAAGATGTTAGGTTTCAACGAAGCTGAAAAACAAGACATCACAATAACCGAACAACCATTATTCTTGGATGACGAAGACACCGACTAAATTTGTCTATACAAGTGCTTTAAGGAAAATTAGAAAGATGAAGTCCCGTATCAAAGTGATACAGGGTGGAACATCAGCATCAAAGACCTTTTCAATTCTGGCAATCTTAATTGATAAGGCAATCAAAACCCCCAACCTTGAAATATCTGTTGTATCTGAAAGTATCCCGCATTTGCGTAGGGGAGCAAACAAGGACTTCTTAAAGATTATGAAGGACACAGGTAGGTATATCCCTAGTCATTACAATAAAACGCTCTTACGATACGAATTTACAAATGGTTCATACATAGAGTTCTTTAGTGCTGACGATGAAAGTAGATTAAGGGGAGCACGAAGAAACATCTTATACTTGAATGAAAGTAATAACATCAACTACGATGCTTACCTTCAGTTGTCCATTAGAACAGATGAAGACATCTATTTGGACTTTAACCCGACATCAAGGTTTTGGGTTCATAGTGAAGTCATAGGACAACCTGATACGGATTATTTGATTTTGACCTATAAGGACAACGAAGCTCTATCAAATGAAATCATCAAACAATTAGAACAAAGTAGGGAAAAGGCAAAGACATCAACCTATTGGGAAAACTGGTGTCGTGTATATTTGGATGGGGAAATAGGACAGGTTGAAGGAACAATCTACAAAGATTGGGAAACCATAGACCTAATCCCTGAAGAAGCAAGATTGATTGGATATGGACTTGACTGGGGTTATTCGGTTGACCCAACTGCTCTAATTGGAATATACAAATACAACGATGATTTAATCATAGATGAGGTCGTATATCAAACAAGTTTGTTGAATTCGGAACTATCCAACTTGATGAAGACCTATGGGGTTAAAGGTGAAATCTTTGCTGATAGTGCCGAACCAAAATCAATCGCAGAACTTAAACGATACGGACACCAAGTAAAACCTGTGGAAAAAGGTAGGGATAGTATTAACTACGGAATACAGATTTTACAAGAAAAGAAACTACTTATTACAAGAAGGTCTATCAACCTGATTGACGAACTTGGTAAGTATATGTGGAAACGAAACAAAGATGGGGGATATGAAAAGACCCCAATAGACGCACATAACCACGCCTGTGATGCGATGAGGTATTGTGCGATGATGAAATTAGGTAAAAGAAAAGAAGGAACGGGAACAATTCCATTCCGTATTATGAACGCATAAAAACGAAAACTAAACAAAGATATTTATTTAAAAGAAAACTTATGATAGAAGTTAATATTGAACTTGAAGAAGAAACTAAAACCTACGAATTCCCAACATCTTGGGACGAAGTAAGTGTGGAGCAATTCGCAAAAATCTACACAGCCAGCGACACAAAGTATGAAGGTATTTTGGGGTCAGTTAAAGTGATGTCCGCCATATCTGGTATTGATGAAAACATCTTAATGATGATGGATATAAACGATTTTAGAAACTTGGCAGACCAGTTAAGTTTTGTAAATCAAGATGTCCCCAAACAAGATGTGGATTGTATTGAAATTGATGGTGAAAAATATTATCTGTATAGTGAGTTCAACAAATTCACGACAGGTGAAATCATCACGATTGAATTATTGTTAGAACAAGGTGGGGGAAACATCTTCCCTGTGATGTTAGAATTATTGTGTGTGTTCTTAAGAAAGAAAAAAGAAGATGGTAGTTTTGAAAAGTATAATACCAACTTTATGAACCGAAAGGACTTATTTAGAAATGTTCCAATTAGTCAGATATTTCACATCTTCGCTTTTTTTTTAACTATAAACAATTCATCCAACAAGAATATCGTGGATTATTTGGAAAAAATAAGCCACAAGTAAAAGATGACGATAGGTTTGCCAAGAAATTGGGACAACCAAAGAAATTGGATGAAAGATACAAGTGGTTAGATTTTGTGTATTACCTGATGGAAAAATTAAAAGAACCTGAAGACAATATATATGAAAAAAATTATATCAGTTGTTTAAACTGGTTGTCCTATTTTAAGAATTTGGATGATATTAAAGATAAAAATAGTTTGTAAAAATGAATATAATAACACTTAACCAACTAATCAGCTGGTTTCAATCGTTCCAAGAAAGACACTTCTTTCTAAAAGATTTTGGATTTGGTGAGCCGTATGATATTGGAACATCAAGACAGATGAAGTTTCCATATATGTGGATGACTTTAAATGATGATAGTGTAATCCCTGTCGCATCTAATAACAAAACGGCAATACCTGAAATATCTTTTTCCATCTTGTTTATGGATAAGATAAACGACCAACCAAACTACTTGGATACTAATGGTTTCCCATCAAATAACTCCCAAGAAATATTAAGTGATTGCTTACAATACCTTCAAGATTTAATTACAGAAATCCAATCGTATTGGCAACCTTATGGTGTATTGTTTTCCCAAGATGTTTCGTTCTTCCCTGTGGTTGATGAAACACAAGATAAAGCAACGGGGATAAATGCCAGAGTTGTCTTAAGGTTGAAACAGGTGAATTGTATTATCCCTGTGGCTCCAATACCAGGTGAAACACCACAACCGACAACCACACCTACCACAACCCCTACACAGACGCCGACACCTTCAGCGACTTCAACAACCCCTACACCGACCATAACTGCGACACCTACAATCACCCCTACAACGACAACGACTTTAACTGCGACACCAACTACAACACCTGAACCTACCACAACACCGACAACAACTGCGACCGCTACACCGACAACGACAACTACTTTGACGGCAACACCAACTACTACCCCTGAACCGACAACGACACCGACAATCACCCCAACTACAACCACGACATTAACTGCGACACCTACTTTAACACCAACACAGACACCTACCACAACAACTACTTTGACGGCTACACCGACAACGACACCTGAACCGACAACAACACCTACGAATACAGGAACACCGACACAGACACCTACAACGACTACCACATTAACAGCGACACCAACTTTAACACCAACGACAACACCGACACCTACCGAACCTGCGGGGTATAAATTATTGGCAGAAAATAATTCTAACATCCAAACTGAAAATGCGGATGATATAAATGTAGAACACTAAAATAAATTAAAATTAAAATAGATAAAAATGGCAAATGTAAAAATTAGCGCTTTACCACAATATTCAGCAGCTGTAAATCCCGACATTTACTTCGTGAATAACAATTCTGGTGAAACAGAAACATTTAAAATCCAGTTAGACCAATTTAATGGGATGACTTCAACGAACGGAAGTAATGCCGTTCAATCAAATTCGTTCTTAACCACTTTGGGAACAACAGCATCAACCGAAAGTGCTATTGCGATTGGTAATGGTGCTGAAGCGACATCACCATATTCTATCGCTATTGGTTATATGGCTCGTAATGAAAACCGAGATGGAACAAGAAATAACTATATCTGTATTGGAACAAACGCAAGAGCGGTTCAAGAAAGTTTCGCTTTGGGAACAGATGCCAGAGCATTTGGTTCTGATACTTGTTCGGTTGGTAAGAATGCTGGAACATTTGGTAATAGTGCCTTGGCTGTTGGTAAAGATACATTATCATATTCCACAGGTGGTATTGCGATTGGTAGAGATGCGTTTGACCAAGCAAATAACTATGGTATTGCTATTGGTGGTTCTGCTCAAGCATCTGCTGATTATTCTATAGCACTTGGATATAACGCACAAAGTGATGCGGTTGGGGGTGTTGCTATTGAACCATCATCGGTGGTTCAGGACATACTGATAATACCAATTCGGTTAATACACTTATTATTGGTGGTATTGATAATTCAGTCAATAGAGCTACTAACGCAACCATCATAGCATCAAAAAATTCACATCAAGGAAGAGCTAGTGTATATAACACAGATACTGTCGCTATGATTGGTTGTGAAGATACTGATGTTGAAAATATGACTAATTCAGTTGTTTTAGGTGTATCAGGTAGAACAATCGCTGGTAATGCTAATACAACTTATGTTGATAAAATGTTTATCTATGGAAATACCACTTATGAGGCAACCACATTTAGTAATTCGGGAACTTGTAATATTGATATTTTTAATATGTCGCATGTTATTATCAACGCTACTGGTGGAACATATACATTAGCAATCAGTCCAACACCATCACAAGAAGGAACACCTGAACTTACATTATTGATTGATTTGAGCGCTGGTGCTTCAATCGTATTTGATAATTCAGGTAATACCCAGTGGAGGTGGGGTAATGGAGCAGGGACACCATCATTTATTGCTGGCACAAGGTCAATAATTAAATTGGCGGCATGGGCTGGTAATGACTTATACGAGATTTCCCGTTCGTTGAATATGGTATAATATGGAAGTTGTAAGTAAGACCTTTATTGACCCCCAACTTGCTCGTCAATTTGGTAAGGACTACATCAAAATCTTGACTGCGTTATTGTTAAAAAATAATATACCATCAAGACCAGGTTTAAGACCTTATCCAAAGAATGCGACAGGAAACCTGATTAGAAGTTTGGACTATAGATTACGACAAACGGCTCAAGGTATTCAAACACAAATCTTCGCATTAGATTATTTGACCTATGTGGATAAGGGAAGGAAACCTGGAACTTATCCACCAATAGCTCCACTATTGGCTTGGGCAAGAGTTAAGGGATTACCTGAAGGTGCTGCTTACGGAGCACAGAAAAACATTTTTAAGGGTGGTATTAAACCGACAGAATAATAGGAAATATGAAGAACGCATGGTGAATAACATTATCAATATAATTGAAAAGAATTTCAACGCTGCTGTAATCAAGACCACATAATAACAAAGTTATAAAACAGATATTTAATTAAAATTTGAAATGGCATTATCAGCAATAACTACACCCGATATATATATGGCGGCATATTCTGCCGTTCCACTTAAGTTATTTTCCGACCAGTATAATCAACAACAATTATTCAAATACATCGTGAATATGACTTGGGACACGGTTGTTATTTCGCAAGATGTATCGGTAAATATCGGGGATAATATCTTTACCAAATTGACTTCAACTACCCCACACGATTTTATCGTTGGTGATACAGTATTGATTGATGATAGTATCAACTTAAATCAATTCACGGGGTATTATAATGTTCAACAGATTATCAGTCCAACACAATTCGCAATTGACCTTATCCCAAGTGCCCCATTTGGAGCATCAGGTTTTACAGCATCAAAGGTAATCAAATGGCGTCTAACACCTGACTTGGATGGTTATGGTAAGATTGACTTATCCAATACGATGAAGGACTTTGTATCCCAAAATCTAACGGGTCAAA